ATGGACAACGACAAAATTGATCAACACAGCGACGAAATTGAAGTTGAGAGCGAAGAAAAAGAGCGCGGCAAAAAAATAGAAATAGATGAAGACCGACTCCCCTCCCGGGCGATGGCAATTCATGAGCATATCCGCCAGGATGGTGAAAAAGAGCTGGAACGCGACGCAATGGCGCTACTGTGGTCAGCCATTGCGGCGGGTCTGTCGATGGGCGCTTCGTTACTGGCAAAAGGGATATTTCAAGTCGAACTGGAAGGTGTGCCGGGCAGCTTCTTGCTGGAGAATCTCGGTTATACCTTTGGTTTTATTATCGTCATTATGGCCCGCCAGCAATTATTTACCGAAAATACCGTGACTGCGGTACTACCCGTCATGCAAAAACCGACAATGAGCAACGTCGGCTTACTTATACGGTTATGGGGCGTCGTGCTGCTGGGTAATATTCTCGGGACAGGTATTGCGGCGTGGGCATTTGAATATATGCCTATCTTCAATGAAGAAACTCGCGATGCATTTGTCAAAATCGGCATGGATGTGATGAAGAACACCCCCAGCGAGATGTTTGCCAACGCGATCATTTCCGGCTGGCTGATCGCCACTATGGTTTGGATGTTTCCTGCAGCGGGTGCGGCAAAGATTGTGGTGATTATATTGATGACCTGGCTTATTGCCCTGGGTGACACCACCCATATCGTGGTCGGTTCTGTTGAAATCCTCTATCTGGTGTTTAACGGTACGCTGCACTGGAGCGATTTCATCTGGCCCTTCGCACTACCTACTTTAGCGGGGAACATCTGCGGCGGCACCTTTATCTTCGCGTTAATGAGTCATGCACAGATTCGTAACGACATGAGCAATAAGCGTAAAGCAGAAGCACGCCAAAAAGCAGAACGTGCGGAAAACATTAAGAAAAATTATAAAAACCCGGCATAAATGGCGAGGGTTTAAGCAATCGAGCGGCAGCGTACTTACCCCGCACTCCATTAGCGGGTATACTCATGCCGCATTGTCCTCTTAGTTAAATGGATATAACGAGCCCCTCCTAAGGGCTAATTGCAGGTTCGATTCCTGCAGGGGACACCATTTATCAGTTCGCTCCCATCCGTACCAGTCCGCAAAACCCCCTGAATATCAAGCCTTCTGTAGATGCACAGTTCGTAATGGTTCGCGTCAGATCGTTGACAGCCGCACTCCATGACGGGTAAAAAGTGGATAAAATAATTTTACCCACCGGATTTTTACCCATGCTCACCGTTAAGCAGATTGAAGCAGCAAAGCCGAAAGAAAAACCATACCGCCTACTCGATGGTAATGGCCTGTACCTTTATGTCCCTGTATCCGGAAAAAAGGTCTGGCAGCTTCGCTACAAGATTGACGGTAAGGAAAAAATACTGACCGTAGGAAAATATCCGCTTATGACTTTGCAGGAGGCAAGGGATAAAGCATGGACTGCGAGGAAAGACATCTCGGCTGGTATCGATCCGGTAAAAGCGAAAAAGACTTCGTCTAACAACAATTCCTTTAGCGCCATTTACAAGGAATGGTACGAGCACAAGAAGCAAGTCTGGTCAGTAGGCTATGCGACTGAACTTGCAAAAATGTTTGATGACGACATTTTACCCATCATCGGCGGTCTTGAGATTCAGGATATTGAGCCGATGCAACTGTTGGAAGTAATCCGCAGATTTGAAGATCGCGGTGCAATGGAGCGAGCCAACAAAGCACGCAGAAGATGCGGCGAGGTTTTCCGTTACGCTATTGTCACCGGCAGGGCTAAATATAACCCGGCACCTGACCTTGCAGACGCCATGAAAGGATACCGCAAGAAGAACTTCCCGTTTCTTCCAGCAGACCAGATCCCTGCATTCAACAAAGCACTGGCAACATTTTCAGGAAGTATCGTATCGCTCATTGCGACCAAAGTTTTACGCTATACAGCCCTAAGAACGAAAGAGCTTCGTTCCATGCAATGGAAGAACGTCGATTTTGAAAACAGGATTATCACCATCGACGCCAATGTGATGAAGGGACGCAAAATTCATGTGGTTCCTATGTCAGACCAGGTAGTTGAACTTCTCACTACGTTAAGCTCCATCACCAAACCAGTATCAGAGTTTGTTTTTGCCGGGCGAAACGATAAGAAGAAGCCAATCTGCGAGAATGCGGTATTGCTTGTGATCAAACAAATCGGCTATGAAGGTCTGGAAAGCGGTCACGGATTCAGGCATGAATTCAGCACGATTATGAACGAGCACGAATGGCCTGCTGACGCTATTGAAGTGCAACTGGCACATGCCAACGGCGGATCTGTGCGCGGGATTTACAACCATGCTCAGTATCTCGATAAACGCAGAGAAATGATGCAGTGGTGGGCTGACTGGATTGATGAAAAGGTTGAGTGATCCACCTGAACCATTATCGAAGAGCACAAAGCCTTGCAATCCAGTACAAAGCTTTGTGCGTCTTATGTTTATTGTTATGGTGTATTTATTTGTAATACAAGAACCAAAATAATAAATATTATCAATCAACCATTGATGGGAATGATGTTGCTATAGTAAGAACAGAACCTGAAGGAAATGATTGAATTGTAACATTTCCGTTAGCCGAAATATTGATCAGTGCTATAGCATTGTTTGTTCCACAAGGTATATAAGATATATCTTTTTCTGGCCTGAACCCTGAAGGAAGATTCATTATAACCGTTCCAACAGAAGTTGCCCCTCCAGTTAAAACGCAATTTATATTTATAATACCATCCAGAGATTTTTGGTATGTCCCTTTCCTTGATTCTCCTATAACCCATCCATTTTGTAACAGGCCAGATATTTCATATTGCTTACCACGCCACTGTGACCATGTGTTCTCACTTATCCTTCCTATGCGAGTAAAACACACTCTGCTACTTTCAGATATATATCCATATAATTTTTGCAACACTACTCCATCAACAAATCTATCGACCTGAATAACACCATCAAGAGGCCAAGAAGAATCATCAGGATTTGTTCTCCACCATGAAGTCCCCATATGAAACGTATTTGGTGGATATGAACTACCAACAAATTGCAAAGATGAACCATTGTTAGAAAATAAATTAGAACTTCCATTTACTACTTTGCATGGGCCATATATGTAATCAAGTAACTCATGGTGAATTTGGGCGCTAAAAACATAATTTGGATGAATTCCGCGACCATCCACATATGGATTATCAAGCCAGTTACCTGCTGCGCCTCTGGAATCCTGCCACATACCGTAAGTGTCAAAAAACATGCACTTATATTGTTTAGCTTTAGCTCTAAGCACGGCTGTTAACTGTTCATACCATTTTTCATCACGTCCGTTTGGTGTGTCTGATGTTGAGTTTGGGGACATGATAATAATTGATTGCTGGGAAACTGATTTGTTATTTCGTAACTTGGAAAGACCTCTATCTAATGCGTCTTTTACTTGATCCAATGTATAACCATAATATGGATCGTTAATTCCCCATCGTAAAACAATCAAATCAGCAGCAGAAAAAACAGACCATTCCCGATCAATATACCAATTACCCCATTCGTATAGAGTTTTACCTGAATGACCTAACGATGTATTTTTTACATCAATAATTCCATACCTTTTTGCATAAAAATCAGCGATAGTGGCTGGAGGCCATGACTCAGAGTTTACACCAACTATAGTGGAGTCTCCAGACCATAAAATATATGTTTTTTTATCTGAAGTTACTCCGTCACCGTTAATAAGTTTATTTGTAACATAATTTAAATACTCTTGACCTATAACAAATCTATTCCTCGGATTTGTGTATGTTGATAACTGGACACCATCCCTATTAAAAACTCTTCCCCTTCTAGCATCGATTTCCACACCATAATCATTGTTAATAGAATCAACAACCTCATCTTCATTAATTGTTAACACCGTCTGACCTGAGACGGATGAATTAATAGCGTCTTGTATTTTTGTTTCGATAGCGCCAGATCTTTTAATGTCTTTTTCAGCACGATAATATGCCTGATCTGGGTCATATTTTAACACATTCGGAAAATAGAACTGCTGTGCACCATATGCATCATAAACAGCCATAGAATGGCCTTGCACAGTTACGAACTTGGCAATCTGTCCGTTATATACCGGGTAACCAGCAGCGTTAATGATGATTGGTTGCGATACAGGAACGTGAGAGCCATCTTCGTTCTCCACATAAACCTGCACTTGATTCTGTGGGAGCGTAGGATCGGAATCTATCTTACCAATGAATATCTTGCCATTGCTTGCGGCCTGGAATTTTCTGGCTAACGTAAATAGTTGACTTGGCATTGAAATTATAACATTTGGCACAATATTTGACATAGTGAATCTCTATTTAAGGAATGAATATGATTACTCATAAAGAATTAACCTCTTCACTCAACTACAACCCAGAAACAGGCGTCTTCACTTGGAAGATAGCTTCTGGTAGCTCCAGTATCGGAAAGGTTGCTGGATTTAAGACGAACTCACAGGCCGACTACTTATCAATACGGATTAATGGAAAATCGTATCTTTGCCACCGACTTGCTTGGTTTTATATGAAAGGATGCTGGCCTAAAGGGTTAATTGACCATATTAACGGGGTTAAAAATGACAATAGAATTTCAAACCTAAGAGAAGTAACCAGAGGTCAGAATAAAACCAACAGCGTTTCATCATCCAATACAGGTATAAAAGGAGTTCATCTTCTTAAAGGGAAAAACACATATAAAGTTATGTTCAAACTAAAAGGTAAGTCTATTTTCCTTGGGTATACCGATGATATTGAGCTGGCAGAATTAATGTCTATTGCATTCAGGGAAAAATATCATGGCGAGTTTGCTTGTTTTAGGTAATGTCTGTCATTTAATTTGCTCCAGATACAAGGAATCGCCGCAGCATGGCTACGGTTGGCGTTTGTTTGGTTTTTGAACTACGAAAATTTCGTAGTGCTATCCATCAAGGCCATCGCCGCAGCATGGCTACGGTGAATTTTTGGCATAAAAAAACCCAGCCGAAGCTGGGTCATTGCGTTGGTTATCTGTCAGTAGTTATGTACTGAAGGAGGTAATTCTTTATTCTTAAGTCTCATCCATGCGGAAAGATTCGCTGGTCCGTCTGGCTCATTAATATCAACATCTCGTGTGTGGTTTATTAAAACGTCTCTCGCCATTCCTATAACATACGAGAACTCATGACCGTAGTCGTAACATCTGCCGGAATAGTTCGATTGAATTTGTTTTAGCGCCGGATACAATTCGCGGAATAATGCCTGTGAGCGGTTGGCATAATCCCATAACCATACGAGGCTGTTTGCTTCTTTTGCAGAAAGCTCGTTGGTTTTCTTCTCTTGTTTGCAGATGAACTCACCTTCAAGCGGAACGCGAGCTGCAAGTGACAGTGCTTCGGTAAACTGCTCCTCACTAATTTCTTTGTACGAACATCCAAAATGGGATTTCAGTGACGACCACATGGTGATCATCGCCTTAGCCTGTTTTTCTTTTGGCAGAGACTGACCGCGACTCATGACGAGTTGTTTAATGGCTTCCTGCTGTTCAGTGGTGATTTTACCCTGCAACGCCTTTTTAGCTTTGCGTGGGTTAACTACATGGCCTTTAGTCCAGTACTCATAGAGCACATCGTCACACTCTTCCTGATACTGGATTACCTTGTCGCGGATTTCAGGGCGGACTTTGTTTGGACTGATGGTTTGCAACCAGCCATTAAGTTTACGTAAAGCAAGGCAAATCATGTTCTGCACACCGCCAACTGAAGGTATTGCGATTTCCACAATACCTTTAGCAAATCTTTGTTTTAACTTTGTAAACTGTGAAGCCCAATCCATACCCATTCCCTCAACGATAGGTTTCATTGGGGTGTACGGCTCACCGTTGTGATTGACAACATAAAGCTCTGCGCCGTGGAATGGTACATTGATAGTAGATACTGCTGTTGCTATACTTTTCATGTCGTTAATTCCTATGCGTGGTTTTACGATACCGAAGCCCTGACTGTTACCGCAGTTGGGGCTTCAACTTTCTGCTCTATCAGTTATATCTTTCCCTTCATATACTTCACCTATATTGCTAATGCTGGCAGAACATCCAAGATGCTTGTATCTTATGATGTCCAACACGCAGTCACTACACAGCATCCGACCTGTTTCTTTAGAGTAAATGTATGTTTGATCAGCGTCTGATTCGCTAATGCCGCAGAAACAACATTCTTTACTCATACCGTTATCCCCTCTCTCTTCAGGCTGTCCATCACCCGTTTAATTACTTCTGCACTAAATGAGCGACACTCTTCCTTTGCTTTCTCTTCAAGGATTTTTTCTAACTTCTCTGGCATACGCAGTGTTTTTACCTTCATTGCATCCTCCGTTGTATGTGGTACGCATACATAGTATTTAGGTACGCATTGATAGTCAATAGATACCTACATATCCTGTGGTAAAAAATTATTCAGGATGTGCCGATGTCTGATCGTAAGTACAAAAACCCTCAAGTGAATCTGAGGCTTCCTGTAGAGATAAAGGAACGTCTTATTGAACTGGCTGAGGCTAATTCTCGTTCATTAAATGCTGAGATGGTCGCGGCACTTGAAGCATGGACCGAAAAAAATAAACACATTCAAGCACTAGACCTTGCAACTATAGCATCACGATTGATAGATCTTGAACATGATGTTGAGAAGTTGAAATGCATGTATAGCAACAATAAAGACGAAAGTTAGAGATACTAACTTGGAGTGATGGCATGGCTAGAGACGATCCGCACTTTAACTTCCGTATGCCTTTGGAAGTAAGAGAAAAATTGAAATTAAGAGCAGAGGCTAACGGAAGGTCAATGAACTCAGAGTTATTACAAATCGTTCAGGATGCGCTATCAAAACCATCACCGATTGCAGGCTATCGAGACGATGCAGAACGCATCGCTGATGAGCAGTCCGAACTTGTTAGGAAGATGGTGTTTGATACGCTGAAGGATTTGTACAAAAAACCCACCTGACGGTGGGTTTTATTAGTGCTTGTATAGGTTGAACTCTCTATCAAGCCATATAACAAAAAATGTCGATCCAAGACGATAACCAACCATGGCTTTCAAATCATCAAATCTAAAAGCCAAGAAATGATCTACGTCTTCCGTTATATGACTGGGGATACCTGCTTTAATTGCACCCCTTGCAATCTTCTCAAATCCAAGCTTATGCCTACCTTGCTGCTTAATATCTGCCCATGTTAGTTGACTTAATCTGTATAATTTATCAGCTAAGCCAGCTTTCTCATCTTTTTGGCATTTCGTTATGCAGTGAGAGCTTTGGATGTAACAGAATGAAAATTTCGGTTTCTTTTGATCTGAATTCCCCCCTGACTGCGGCCCTAACTTTAACTTACCTGTAGATTCAGCAGGGGGGATAATCCTTTTAGATTTTCTTGCCATCTCGTTAGTTAATCCGAGTTGCAAAGTACTCTGCCATCTCCTTAGAACTAATTTCAGAACCACCAACACCCTCAATATAGTTTGATCTCCATGGTGACTCTTCGTGTGTCATGTTCCTCAGTTTCCAGGCAGAAAATTGCCCAAAAACATCCCAGACTTCTTCTAATAGCTCTAACTGTTCTTCGCTGAATTTTTCAGCATCAAAAGACTCTGGAGAAGGGATAGCACCATTACCATATTGTTTATAACGGTGATAAAGCTCAGGGACAACAGGGCCATGCATCCAAGCTTCCATCTTATTCTGAAAAAGAGGCTCGCCAAGCAACGCCAATGAAAAACCCTGAGCATAGTAAACAAGCTTTTGTAATTTTAAATTAGAGATTGCGTCACCGCTATCCTCGTCACACCGCGACAGGAAGTAGTCGGCGACATCAAAACAAGTAAGCATGAACACACCTCCATCTTGATAGCCACAGCTAAGTATCCAACTATGTCAAATGTCATTTAATACTATAACAAAGCTATCAGCAATCCTTCGGAGGCTAACTTACAACCACTTTAGCGACATGTTTAAACCATTACGTTTCACATTTACTGCATTTTCGCCGAAGTTACCTATAAGGTAATGTCACATTTCCTGCAAGTTTCATGCAATGTTGAAAAGTGAGCTATTCACTTTTCTATGACACCAAACACCAAAAATAGCACTTTTTGCTAAATCATTCGTCCAAGTTGTGGATGGTTTGTCGTTGACACGTTTTCACACACCACTCCACCAATAAAGTATCATCTGGTATCCTGAGCAAAACTAAGGAGGTTGGTGTGTCTGATTCTATGAGTTACGCTGTGCTAGTTGCCGCAACTCTATTTCTGGGGATAGGGTTGCAGATTGCGTGGTTCTTTTTTTCTAGTTTTATTAAACGTAAAAGAATTGAATCAAGGATATCTGAGATTTCTATTGCTATAGGGAAAAATGCTGAAAATCCAGAGAATGAGGCCTGCGCACTGAATTACCTTAAAGAAAAGTTTTCCCCTGAAAAATTTGAAAACAGAATTACTGATGCTCTTGGATTGGTAATATCAGTAATTCATATGCCACTAAGTTTGCTGATAACAGTGTGGTACTTCGCCATGATCGCCGGAAGAATATTTGGTTTCATGAATATAGAGCCTGTAGTTCTTTGGGTTCCAATGATACTGCAATTGTTGTTAAGCGTTGCTATCTTTATTTTTTCTGTTTTTATAAAAATTGTCTTCGGAAGATACCCCGGAGAAGCGAAGGGATTTAATAAAGAATTCATAAAAACTATAAAATAAATGCCGTCCTTGGCTTACAGTGCTACTGCCGGGTAGCTTCGTTAACTAAGAGCGGGCGCACGGCAGTAGCCGCCTGATTTAGCGCTCTTTCATAAGCTGGCGTTCCAGCTTTAGTGTTTGCCAGACGTAAGAGCGCATTCCTTGCTGCTTTGGATTCATACAAGCGCATCATTGCACCGAAACCAGCCTCAAGCCCCATTGATACGCCAAGAGTCGTAGTTGCGCCAATCGTCCTTATCCTGTTGGCTTGCGATTGCCCCGTCTGAGTTACTACATTTGCGGTGTCTGATCTTGCTGTTTGCTGTAGAACTTCATGAAGAGCATCAAGTTCTTTCATGTGCTTTCCAGAAAAAATAGCGTTGTAAATTTCACCACCTGACTGAGATTTCAGCTTATTAACTTCCGTGATGAACTTGGCTGGAGAGTCACCGGCCTTTTCCGCTATTTTGCTGACGTAAGCTGCACGCATAGCATCTTTCCCTTTATCATCCAATGCGCTCCAGATTCGTTTCACGTCAGATGGTTTTCTGCTTAATACAACAGTATTTATAAGTTCAGGACTGGCTTCACTGCTTGCCTTGTTGAGCTTGTTAGCAATGTTTTTATTAAGCACCTTATTATAAACGTTTGCATAATCGGAATTTGCTTTAAGGTATTTTGCTGCGTCTGAAGCACCGAGGTTTTTAGCAACTGCGTTACGAAGGTCTTTTGACATTGCATTCTCTACCATATTGGTAGCTGCTTTTGCCTGGTTGGGGAAGACCATGGCATCTCCCTGAACATTAGATCTAAATGCTGTTCTGTGCTGGCGCAAGAGATCAAACGTAACATCCAAATCAGTTGCAGGGTTTGCTAATTCTTCACGTAGGTTACGCAAGGATGTAAGCAGGCTTTGATTGGCAGAAGTCCCAAGCCGTTCCTGTCTTGCGATCGCTGTATTCAGAGCATTCATGGTATTTGTGGTATCAACTGCGGCATTACCCATTTTATTGGTGACGTCATTGATAACAGCGCCAGCGGCATCCTTCCGTCCCCTTAACGTGGTGGTCAGAGATTTCACCACATCATCAGGGTTGTACTCACCAAAACGGTCAAAATAATTGCTTACCAGCTTACTACGCGTTGCATATTGCTCCGCTCTCTTTGAGCCTGTCCCGAGCAAAGCCCCCTCGGCATCCTGAGTAAGGCCGCGAGTGAAAGCATTTTTCGGCGGGATAACATCAGATGTCATTGGTGTCACGCCCATCGATTCTGATGTGGCAATTTTCTTCGCCACTTCTGGCGCAATATCACCTTTTATAGCCGTTATTCCACGCCCTATTCCCTTTGCTGCTGCGGAAAGAACACCCTGAGCGGCAAGGTTAACTCCGGCATTTTTAGCTGCATTTTGTGCGAAATCACCTTTCTGATTTGCGGCCTCTGCCAGTGATCCAATAGCCATGCTTCCTGCCGTTCCAACTCCTGGAACTAAATACCCGCCAATTGTTTCTCCAGCTTGAGCGTAGGGGTCTGTCGGTCTGTCTACTGGACGATAAACATCATCCAAAACCTTGGGGCCACCAAGCCCCTGACTGATTGCATTAATCAGACTTGCGCCACCCTGCAATACGTCAAATGGTATGTTTACCAGACCACGACCAGCCTGTTCTGCAATTTGCCCTGCACTTTGACCACCAGTGAGCCAATCGCCAGCTTGTTGCATCAATGATGGTTCTTCCCGTGTTGGTGCATTATTGGCCTGATTAACTGTTTGTTGCTGAACAGCCTGACCAGCAAAATACTCATCAATGGCGGTGCCAATATCTTCGGTGCTCGTACCATCAGGGAAGGTAAATGTCTTACCGTTTGCAGTTACTTTCATCATTCCACCGTAAATTGAATGCCTGATTTTGACGTGTAGCTACCTCCTGCTGATTGCTGAGTAGGCGGCTGTTGCATTGATGATTTCTTCCCTCCATTACCGACATTAACGTTATATTGCTGGTTGTAATTGTCGGTATATTGCTGAATGTCGCGCATTGATTGTTGCAGCGCTTCAGGACTTGAGAAATCAGGCTTTGGCATACCCTGAAAATACCTATTGGCCTCTGCTTCGGTGTTGATGCCAGATGCCCCCATATCTCGGGCTGCTGCAATCCCCTGATTTTGCATTTTGCCCATGATTCGCTGTGCAGCGTTGTATAGCCTCCTCTGATCACCACCAGATGCACGGCTACGAATATCTGCACCAAGAGCAAAAGAACCTGAAGAACCTGTAATACCTGTCATGAAGCCAAGATCGTCAATTGATGCGCCAGAAATTGCATCAATATCTTTCTTCATTTCGTAATTCTGTGCATTAGCTGCCGATGTAGCCGGAGCAGCAATAGAACTGGCGGGGACGCGAATCATATTGCCCTCGTTGTCTATTCCTTCGTAGAACGCATTAGCACCAGCGCCGTGAAGCTTCCTACCAACCGTTACTGTTCTGCCATCTGCCAGTTGCACAACATTCTCCCCGCCAGCATCAGGACGGCCTCGAACACGAAGATATGTCTTTTGTTGCTCCGGAGACAGGCTGTTGAAATATTGATATTCTTTAACAGATGCAGGAACAGCACCTCCAGCAGTGCGCAGGGAGTTTTCACGGCTAACAGCAATGCTTTGCGCCTGTAAACCTTCCCCAGCTTTATTGCTGCGAATCGTCTCTGCCAACTTGCCACGCTCAATATCCCGCCCCTCCATTCGATCTTTTATATCGAAGTACTTCTCATGACCGAGAGAAAATAGTGCCAGATTACCTGCGAAGTGCTGGAAGCCCTGCGGGTCATTAACCTGCATTTCAGCAATAGTTTCTGGAGGTATACCTAAACGACGCATCTCCTTTTCGTTATCCATCATGAACCTGCCAAATGCACCCGAGCCAAGCGACGAAGCTACCTGAGCCTTGAGCGCCAGATTGCCAAAATCATCCCGCTGGGCGTCATCGACATAGCCCATTCCTTTACGGACTTCCTCAAACTCTTCAGGGAATGCTGTAATAAGATTACGCATCTGCTCCCTGTCGCCGGACGCATAAGCATCTGCATAACCTTTCTGGAATGCAGCTTTACGCTCCTGCTGTTGCTGCTGCTTATAAATATCAGCAACTCCAGCCAGACCACGTAACGCGGTCAGACCAACGTTATTTACACCTGAGCGAGCCAGTTCATTGTTTTCGCGGATCAGGCCAAGCGTTGCATTAATGTCTTTTGCCTTTGGCGCATTCTCGTTTTGCGCACCAATGCCAGCCAGAAAACCACCAGAATTAATACCCTGTTGCCACGTAGCCATTGATTACCCCTTAAAACAACGAGCCAAGCAGACCAAGACCAGCACCGATACCAGCACCCCACGGAGTTGATAGCTCGAGAGCACTGGCTATGCCACCACCCAAAAGCGCACCGGATGCAGCACCACTAACCCCCTGCTGCAATGCTGACGGTCGGTTGGCGTTTGCCGCAGCCAGCGCCGCGCTTTGCTGTGAAATCTGACTCATGTTGTTGGCATATGTTTGCCCGGCGTTTGCCTGACCTTGCAGAGCACCAAGCCCAACGTTTGCCAGATTCTGGTAGTTGTTCATCTGACCAGACAGCCACTGCTGACCAAGCGTTGGTGCGATTGTTGCTAACTGATTACCGGTTGCAGTGGAACCCAATCCACCTGTTGCTTCCGCTGCCGCCAGACTCTGATAGCGAGCCTGACCAGCAAGATCTTTGTACTGCTGAGAGTTGTAATACTGGTTAAGTGCCTGACCTTGCCCTTCCAGAGACGATAAGTTCTCGAGGCTGCCGACATACTTATCAGCCAGAGGAGTAAACGGCTTCAGGTTGTTCATGATGGTGTTGAACTGCTGATTTTGCAGGTCTGCTGCATACTTCTGAGCTTCTGCTGCATACTTTGCGCTTTTATCAGAGCTGCCACCTTTCCCGCCTTTTTCAGGGCAATAAGGTTCCTCGCCGCGCAGTTTTCTGCCCAGCTTAAATGCATATAACATGGCTATCTCCCGTGATTCAGGAAGTCGATTAGTTCTTCGCGTGTGGCGCTGTAAAAAGTCACGTCATCCACGCCTTTAAAGTATTTCTTGATGGTTCCTACACGATTAAGGCCAATCATTGCGCAGTAAATCTGCCCGTGGCGGAATTTGCGTGCTGCGAACGATGTGACGCACTGAACGGTGGTGTTAGTCAGAATGTATCGCCAGAACGCCAGCCCGATTTCCTTGCTGAAGCCGCGAATCTCTGACAGGAACATGGCGTGGCAATCGAATGTCAGCGGCTGAATCTCCTGATAGTAAACAATGCCGCCGAACTGCCCGTGCACGTTCACCTCAAAGTAACGGCAATCAGGTTTGTAGTCGTATCCATCACCGTTGTTGCTCCCGGCAATAATGTCAGGGTGATTTCCTACTGCTTCTATCAGGTCGATGTTTCGCGTTGGTTTGAATGTAATCATTAATCAATCAACCCATGTGCACGCAAGGCGTCTTCCAAAGCCTTAGTGCGCCGACGCTCAGCAATTAGAGCATTGGCTATAGTCTGGATTTCAGATTGCGTGTAAGTATCGCTAACGGTGAATGTCAGGTCAGCATTGAATACGCCTTTATTCGCCGTACCTGTTGCCGCGGTCCATCCAGTCTGGCGAGCGCCAACAACTTTTGTACCGTTAACAGAATAACTTCCTGATACGTTAAGGGATGAGGCAAGAGTTTGAGTTCCTGCTCTGCTGAGTGAAACATAATCAACGATTATCTCTGATACCTTACCGTCGATATCCTGAACTTTTATTTTCAGACCATTAACATCATTCTCTATTTCAAGAAGCTTTACTTTTATTCCTGAAATATCCTCTTCTGTTTTTGCAATTCTTTTTTCGTGCTCATCAAGAATTACATCCTGCTCATCATTTCTGACCTGCGCATCATAAGCACCGCCTCCTGCCTGATTTGCCTTTTCTGCAATGGAGCCAACATCAGTACCCTGATTTATGACATACAGAAGGTAAGACTGACTGAATATGTTGCGAGGGAGAATAGATGCATCAATGCGTGTAGCCTGAACCACGACAGGCTTATTAAGTGACGGGTCTGCCATATTTTACTCCAGACGAATTTGACACCCGGATAGTGTTACTGGTGACTTCGTGATAACGCGCAATTTGAAGCCGACATTTTTCCTGATGCGCCCGACTCGCTTCCACAAAACACGTTTGTCGTAAACGAACGGTTCATTCTGTTCAATCATCTGCTCACGTCCGTAATTGATTCCGTCAGTGGTTGCAGAGAGGAACAGGCGGTCGGCGTACTGCGCAACACCAGTTGAAGATTCAACCTCAAGGTCGAACACTCTTGCGTTATCCGCTTTGAACAGCGGAGTAAACAGCAGATGTTCCTGTTGCTTGTCGTACTGGCTGCTGATATCGAATTGCAATTTCCCGGTAACAGATTCCAGCTTATCGCCACACGTTATCTGATTGCCTTCGTAAATGAAGTCGATAGCGCGGTACACATCGTCATACAAGCCAGTTTTCAACACACACCATTGCGGACCATTGGCGCTTGAAGATGCGTCGTACACGAGGACGTGGCGCGGAAGGTGGATAATCAGCAACTCATGAGCATCAAACCGCAGCGATTCCATCACACCATCAGCCAGTTCATCAGCAGTGTAGGAGCGGAGAATTTTCTCAATGCTCGCGCTGGCGATTGGTGACACCTGACCGGAGCCGATGATATATACAGACGGCGCACCTGTTGCCGGATTGCTGATGAAAGCATAGGAATCAGCGAATGGCGTTTTGCAGTAAGTCCCGGCGATACCTTTTTGCACCATCAGTGATGGCTGTGCGACATACAAAGCAGCACCAACGGTGGTTGCGCCAGTCAGGGAGAAATATTCAATCGTCGATGAACCAAAGCAGACGATGAAGTCTCGCCATGTTCCGATGCCGATGATGCCGTCAGGCTGCGATTCTGCGCGATATTGTGCGCTGTATCGGTCAGGATGTGATTCGTCTTCAAGGTCAGTGATAAACCATGAATCAGTACCGTCTTTTGACCACGCATAACGCCCACGTAAGCGCGTAATGTCGCGAACTGAACCTAACTCATACTGCGTGAATCCGCTGTCCGTAGGCCAGTTTGAGACGGTTTTAACCGTGCCATCATAGCGATACTCGACCAGTTGACCATTAACGCCTACCGCCTGTGATGTCCGACCATGCGCCATTGATACGCGACCACTTCCGGCAACATCACCGACCTCGCTTTCGCCCTTATACAACTTGCCACCGCAAACGCGATAAACAGCATTCTGCGCCATGTTGTACTCGACACCGCGCGATACACCATTCACATCAGAACGTTTGGCAATGCCCGGGAATGAGCGAAGATATCCGCTGCTGTTGAGTATTTCTTTGGGTGTAGCCAACATATTCGCTGGCAGATAGTCGATATAGTCGGCGTTTCTGAAATCTTTGCCGACACCTTTCATAAGCGGAAGTTGCTGAATAGGCATTTATTCACCTCACGTACTCGGATCATCTTTCTCGATGTAAAACCGATTCCACGTAAACGCGCTTTTTAACCCCGCCCCGCGAGGCATGTCATTTCGTCGCTCAAGTGGTGGTATTTTGGTTAAAGCGATACAGATTGTTTGATATGCACTGTCAGCAGCGGTAAGGAGAGCGTCTGACGGCTGAATGACGTTATCCATGCACACTTGCACAGCGAGCTTCAAAGCGACGCCATCATTTGCCCATGCAGGGATACCTGAATCATCGTCAGGCAACGGCATGATGCCGTTTTCTGTATCAGCAAACTGATACCCAAGCTCGATACCTTTCGCCTGCCATGCTGCCATCATGTCTTCGAGGTCATTAATGGCATCTTCAATTGCCTGAGGGTCGGCATCTGTCAACGTGGCATTGGAATACAGCCCGGCTTTTCGTAAAGCCTTAAGAACGAGATCACCCTTCGTTTTCGCCATCTTCTTCCGCCTTAGCCACTTTTTGCTTCGTTGCGGTTTCTTCAGGAGTTTTTACCCAGCCTTTTTTCAGGTGAGATTTAACTTCTTCGTCATCAACAATGATGTAATCGACAGCAAACTGACCACAGGTGATCATGTTGCCCGGCTTATAGAGCATTGTTCGTGCCATTGTCTTCTCCCAATAAAAATGGGGCCGAAGCCCCACCTAAATTACTGCCCGGCAATAACGATTCCCGTATATTCAGGAACAAGTACAGAGCAACCGTACAGAGTGGTGAAACGAGCAGTGGTTACGCCTTTGATGTGGTCGAAGGCGTAAGACATGATCAGCGTAGCGCCCTGCTCGGTGGTTGCTGTCATTACCTGTGGACCCTGACCAGTCGGGAACGCCAGTTTGCCGTACATCAGTTCAACAGAACCATCAGCCCAGAACAGGTTAGCCGGTGCGGCATTTTTGTTGAGAATGGTAATTGCTGCACCATTTGCCGCGTTAGCATCAACGTTTGCATATGGACGGCTGGCGACATCCGCGTTGTCAGGCGGCAGAATTTTCGGGGAGATAGTTACTGTCGTTCCGCTAACTGCAAGAACGCGGAATACCTGCGGTTGCCCGGTGGTGTCTTTGGTGATCTGGTGTACGGAATTCACGCCAGCAATGGTGAACGCATCGCCAACCTGCAAACCAGATGCAGATACCGTAATAGTCCCCTGTCGGTTATCCACTGGCATATCATTGTCATCTTTCGCTTCAACCTTGTGCGCAGGTTCAGCCGCCAGCGTCAGGGAAGTTGCTGTACCCTTCGGGACACGACCAGAAATATCGGTCTTGTAGCTATCGAAGGACGCGACAGGAGGGATTTGCGCTTTTTCGTATGCTGTCAGGGTTGCGCCCTGAGCATAGGCACGGTGACCAAGCTCGCCAGCAAGGTCTTTGTAGTTGAAGGGGTTCCAGAAAGAGCGACGGTTGATACCCTGAGGTACACCAATCGCCGTCATGGTGGCATCAATACCTGCCGCACAGTTCCACAAATCACGGCCCTGTGAACCTGTGGTTGAGTCAGCCATCGTGATCACGTTAGTAGCACGCTGCGTAACCATGGAAATCAGGTCAGAGTCAATCTGTGCAGCAAGGCGCATACCTGCGGCGCGACCAGCTTCAGTTTTATGTTCCGGGTCACGCATTTCACGCGCATCCAGAGTGTACAGAATGTTTTTCGGCTCCTTGAACACAGAAGGAACAAGGCGCTGAACCAGTGCTGTTGGCGTTTTGCCGCTGAGGTCTAGGCCTTCCTCAATGTTCATGTGGTAATGCTGCGGACGATACAGAACATCACCTGCTCGCTGCATTGCTGTATCACCGGGACGGAATTTTTTAGCGTTACGGGAAACTACGCAGGCGGCCTCAAAGCCTTCAACGTAGTTTTCGAACATGATTTCAAGGTCTTTTGCTAATTGGTTAGCCATGCTTAATGCTCCGATAGGTTATTTTTTTGCCTTTTTAGCGGCGAAATACGGCGTCCAGTCACCAGTTTCCAGCGCCTTGGCTTTCAGTTTGTCGAGGTTATTGATTACTGCGCCGTTGCTCCCCTTAACTGTCGGGGTTGTGGCTGCCGTGGTTTTTGCTTTTGGCATGATTCTGGCCTTCGATTCGATACGTTCCAGCAGACGACCAATTGCTACGGGGTTGGTAGCTTCTGCCAGTTGCTTGCGCAGTTCAGCGTTGCGACCGAGTGCCAGAACAACGATTTCCGGCTTCTCTGACTCAAACAGGATCGCGTTTTGTGTCTCGATGGGGATTTCCTCGAGTACGGCCTGCTCAGCTTCCTGATAGCCAGGAACTTTGAGAGCCTTAACACGTTGCTGATATTTGGATAATCGCTCTTGATAGGCAGCCTGAAGCTCCTGCTCCTTCTGCTTGCGAGCCATCTCCTGTTGCTGGTACTTGCCGTTATCCTCTGCCCACTTAGCCATGCGTTGCTGGTAGATTTCTTCATCGAAACCGATGTCCTCATCATCCAGTTTTGGCATTCGCGGTGGTTGAGTGATTACCGGCTGCTGCTCGACGGGTTTCTGAGACTGACGCATCAGCTCTTTCAGCTCGCGGTCTTTCTCTTTAATCGTCTTGCGCAGGTGTTTTACCAGTCCATGCTCTGCGCCATCTTCGCTGGTTGGCGAATCCAGCTTTTCGTCACCAAAGTAGAATTCCTGTTCTGATTCGTCGTCATCAGTTTCAGTATCTTCCTCTGCATCATTGCCGGAGGACTCACTGCCATCTTCTGTTTCGACTTCTTCAGCCCGTTCGACATCATCAGGAATCTGCTCTGACGCGTCGGTTTCGATTTCAACTTCTGGTGTGTTTTCTGCCATCTGGTCCATTTGTTACCCCTGTTTACTCGATGTTCAGCCCATCGGAAGGCAATAGGGTGCCAGGCCTCATAAAGACAGCCATTGCACGTTATGGGTTAATTACTGCTGTGGTTGTTGCTGAGTTGATTTTTGCAGGATGCTGCTGATGTCCATGCGCTGCGCATGGCCCTGTGCCTGACTTTTCAGGACAAGCTCTGCATCAGCACGGGCATTATCTCCTTGCTGTTGCTGGAACTGTCCGAGCAGTTTCAGAGCCTCGCGGATATCAGATTTCTGCTGACTATCGGCAGATGCGAGTATTTTCACAACATTTGCCGCTGCAACCTGAGCATCAGTCTGTGCCTGGAATGCTTTAACCTGAATGGCTGCCTGTTCGTTCTGCGCTTTCTGCAATTCAGCCTGACCAGCAAGAAGCTGACCTTGCGCAGCAACCATAGCCGGATCTGGCTGACTGGCCTGTTGTTGTTTCGCCTGCTCAACCATTTGCTGCTCTTCTGGCGTTCTCGGCTTGATAACCCCAGACAGAAGCAACTGATTGCGGTTGTATTCTTTAAGGTCGCCCATCCCTTCGCCGTCCATATTGTCGAGAATCATCGACGATACAAGGTCGTGCTTCGGCGTTCCTGGTGGGATAAGTGCCAGCATGGAAAGTAACGACTTAACCGTTGCATCACGGCGAGTAGCGAACGACTGACCGACATCGACAGTCACTTCATAGTTACCCTGCGAAAGGTCGTTAAGCGCGATAACCCGCCCTGTCTGACGGTCAACCACTTCACCAGTCATCAGCGCCACGTCATCGCTGCCGTCCTCATTAACGATGCGCATTGGCGTATCGCTGCCATAGACTTCACGCGCCATAGAAAGCCACACGACGCCAGCGCGGCGCATGGATTTAGCCATGTTGTCCATGTAGATATAGGACTGCGTGTCCATCCGGTTAAAGATGCTATCAACGGTATCGGTAGCGACGTTGCTCGGCATATTCTCAAGCTGCGACGCACCTGTAATTTGCTGAATAGCCGTTCCGGTGTACTGCAATAGCCCGGCAAGAGCAGGAGGCATTTGTGTCGGAGGTGTATAACTGCTGACCTGAGCCTGCGCAGTAATATCTCCGTTTTTGTTTTTCAGACTGACCATCGGCAGGAACGCCGGGCGCTTTTTGTTGCGCTCCGCCCAATGAGTGGCAAGAGGACCAGGAATCATGTCAACATCAACTACAGGAATGCCATCGCCGCCAGCCTGAGTGGCGTTATCTGCAATCATGGAAACCATCAGGTTCTCAAGACGCTGTGCATCCATCGCTTTTGCTGCGTGGCCTTCGATTCGCTCCTGATTATCAACAAATGATCGACGCCCATATACCGGGATGAGAGGAATATGTTCGCCCGGAATACGCTTCGGTTCTTCCAGCCATTCAGCGCCAGACAGAAGACCGCAATAAACGCGGCGCTTCTTCACCGTTCGCTCGCCAATCAGTTCGAATGCACCATCGGTCAGCTCGTCGACAATATCTTTGATTTGATCTTCATCATAGATTGCCGTTTCTCCGCTAACAGGGTTACGCCATGCTGTGAGCTTCACCTTCTCTATGCGAACTTCGTAGTAGCGTCCAACATAGATGGCATCAGGCGTTGACCAGTCATATTGAGTGCCAGTGTCATCACGAGAAAGGCTTGCCGCGATGGAATCAGGGTATTCAGCCTCGAACGCTTTAGGCGTCATGGAGAACATTTCCATAGCCCACATAGCATCAGAGCGGTCATATTGCTTGCTGTCCTGATCGAAGAAGACGCATGTCGCTGGGTCGTAAACAGGAAGAAGGCTGATGCGTCGCTGCTCGTTACTCGGATCCATTTCATCTTCGTAATCGGCACACATGCGGAAACAACCGAATCCGCCCGTTACAGCATCATCAAATGCGTTATCACACGCTTCGCCACCGGATGTTTCCTGATAGTCAGCGCGGAATTTGCCGTTCATCTTTTCGGCTAACGCTTCCGATGCCTTGTCGTCCTTCGGCCTGAATTTAACGCTGATGCGATTCTGTCGATACTCTCCAATGATGCGATCACATTCGCGGGCAATCTTATTCAGTTCAAAGCGCGGGTAATGCTCAAACCTTCCTTCATCAAATGAGTAACCAGCGTTTGTGCTGCCTTCCCACTGTGCGCCGGATACCCGGACGAAACGTTGAGCCTCAATAATCTGCTCACGCATATCCTGCGTTGCCGACCAGGCATTATCAAAGTTGCACAGCACCTTGCGATGCCAGTCAGTCATCTTTTTTTCTGCCATATCAACCTACACCACAAGGAATTGAGTAACTGGAATAGTCGGGTTGCGCAGCCGACTCCGGGCAATGCATACACATCATCAGCGCATCAGCCAGGTTAGGAGATGGAATACCGAGCTTCTGCTTCATTTCGACCTTAGTCATTAGCTCCAGCTTCCCGTTGTTATTGAATTTGCGCTGAATCTGCGTAAGTTCTGCAAACAGCTTCTCCAGCATCTTCTCGCCTATTGCTTCTTTGTCGAAACTCAGCATGTCGTCGGGGTCTGCATACTCACCGTGGACAACCGCCCGATATGTCAGATACAGCCTGTCAGCCAGCGCGTAATAGAATTGCGCTCGCTTATTGCGGAATACATCGCCAATAGTACGAACGTTGTCGCCCTGTACGACTTCATCGGCCCATGCTCCGGCCTGATATGGTGCATCTTCATCGAATGGCGATTCGCTGCCCTTGAACATCGTGGCGGTGATTTTCTTGCCGGAGAACGCTTCCGTTGTCTGTCTGCGTAGCCCCGCACCAACACCATCACCATCCCACAGGTAATGGTCAGCGCCGTCTTCAATCGCCAGCGAAGTAGCCCAGTCAGCACCCTCGTTGATGTCCATCAGCAGACCTTCGGCAATGCGCTTAACCACCGAACCGTGACGCGATGCGTAACCTTTAGCATCCGGCCCTGTATCTGACGGGTCATGTGCAGAAACAACCGCGCCTTTCGCTTTCCATCCGAGTTTCTTGTGCGCATCGGTTGCGGCTTCAAGCCATTCACGTTTGATGATTGCCATATCACTTGCGCTTACTGGCTCACCAAGCCAGATGTGACGATACAGTGTCGGATTTCTGCGTTTACACTCTTCCATCTCCAGACGGAGAACTTCAGGAAAATGCGGGTTGTCGGTGTAGTTCACCGTCAGCAGGCAAATATCATCGGGAGGATTTACAACGAACCGCTGATAGGTATCGTCGAGGATGTTTTTCGGGTTGAAGCTCACCCATATTTCAGAGAACGGCTTACGGATGGTTGGTATCAGGATATCCCACGATTCCTTTGTTACCGCTTCCGCTTCTTCCACCCAGCAGATATCAATGCCTTCTAGCGATTTAATCTTCGTCGGGTTGTTTTTGATGCCGTAGAACATGAACTCAGCATTCGTTCCGAGATGACGAATCATGGAACGCTGAATTTCAAACTCAGCCGAATACCCTTCACGCTCGATAGTGTCTTCAAGCAACCGGATTACCGAATCGCTGATACTGTTTTGCAGTTCACGAGCGCAAAGTATGCGCACAGGCTGCCGACGCGCCGCTTCAACAAGCAGCCTCGCAATTGCCCATGACTTACCGCTACCTCGACCGCCTTTGGCGACTTTGTAGCGATGCGCCTCAATGAACGGTTCAAAGATAGGATTAATCGAGGTCATTTTCCGAACAGAGTGCTCATCGGTGATGTTTCAATCTGAATTGCGCCGCCGTCCTTACCGACAAGCTCGTTAGTTACCTTGTCGCCATACTTACGGGGATTCATTCGGGCCAGCGCCCATTTGCGGGTATCAACGCGAAGTCTTGCCTTTGCCACTTCAGCAGCATCTGGAATCGCATTGTCAGCAATTTCGAATATCTCTTCGAAAATAGAATCAGCTCGTGCCTCAGTTGCCTTCGCGTACTTGTCGCGAAAATCCTCATGCTTTGCCAACCAGCGGAAAACAGTGGACTTATCCGGCATACCAGGACGCTTACATACTTTCAGCAAACTTTCGCCAGAAGAAAGCAACGAGCAGATATCGTCAGCCACCTCCGGCATATAATCAGAGGGGCGACCAGCTTTTGGTTCAGTCGCCATATTTATCTCACTTAATTGTCATTTCAGGCTGAGGACTCTTTCGCGCCTTCAATCAGTGACTGCTTCAGCAATTCGAGTGTGCCAATCGCCTCGCATAAACTGATTTCACCATCGTAATCATGGATGACGCTTTCCAGCCTCTCGTATAGCTCTTGAGTAATTGGGAATTTCTTCTCCTTACCAAGATCAACGACGCTTGTCATAGAGGATTCCTATAATTTTGAATATCCAGACTCAAATACCTCAGCAGGAGAATATGATTCATATCCATCCTCATAGACAACGTAATAGCCTCCAGACATTGGTCGGTGCTTACAGATATATTCCGCGCTAACATCAAATGCTGCGTATTTCTTATCATCCGGATGAATAATTGCCCCATAACTAGAAGAGCCAGTCTTACCAGACTGATCTGGGTTTGGCTTATGTTCTATAGAGCCAATCTTCATGGCGCGAACTTTTTTGTGGCACTGGTATCTCGGCATTTCTTGTTCAGTCATCTCTTACACTCCGGTAGTGAACAGGTCTAACGCTTCCTTCGATTTACGCACCGCTTCGATAGTGCGCGTCGTGATATCTGAATTAGCGCCGCCTGACTGGAAGTGAATTTTGAATAGCTCAAGCTTCAGCTCGTCAGTGCCAATGAACTGAAATGCTTCTTCTGCGGCTGCGTTCTGGTTCATGACCAGTTTGTAAATCTCTAACTGGAATTTCTGTTCTTCAGTCATGGGAATAATCTCTGCCATTGTTGGCTCCGTTTATCCGTTAAAAGGGATATCAGTTAAGTTATCCCGTGTAGGGTATAAGCCATTATCAAAGCCACTCTGTAGGGAATGGCTTTTGTAATAACTACTGTTCGCTTAGCTTCTGCTTCAGCAAGTAACCTTCGAGCATCCAGATTTTGTTTACAGCATTCTGCCGGGCAATCTTCCGACCAATTTCTGCATCAAAATTTTCCGGACTTGCACAGGCACTCTCTCCGGTGACGGTGAAGCCGTTGCGCAGCACCAGGACGCAGAACGTCAGCAGAGAAAGTGATTCGTGCGGCTGGTAGTTTACCTCTCCGCCAGTATGTTTCGCTTTTATGGCTTTGCCAAAGGCACCATCCTCTGCTGTGAAATATGCCTCCTGAGCAATAATGCCTTCGATATGGTCTGGCGTAACGCGCGGTGCCGTTTTGCCTTTCTCAACGATTTCTTTTTCGATTTGCTGGTCGTTCATAATTATGACCCTGTAGAGTGGTTGCTTGATTAGGATGTCTTTCCATCAGTCCGCCACCACAAAGAATCTTTTTTGCCAGAAGACTGGAGGTTCATCTTTCAGTGGCTGCCAGTGTTATTTCCCCACTTACTGGCTTGGGTTGTTTCGCTGTACTGCCGTTAATTGATGAGTCCGGGGATTACGGTTTGCCCGTGCTGTTCAAGGCGTTCAATTCTAGCCATCAGCTGTGGCTTCTTAATTTTGCCCCAGCGATTTAGCAGGCGACCTGACATGCTGGCAACATCCTTCTCTTTCATGTACTCCAGCATTACGGCATTTCTCTCTTCTTCAAATTGACGATGACCAACCTGAAGCATGGCGTACATCCAGTTAAATGCGTTGATGTAAGCAATTTTGATACGCATTGCTTCTTTTTTGGTGTAGGACATAACCAAAAGCATCAACCCATCCTTGCGGAGACGGTAGAATTTTTGCGGCTTACCATTCTGTAACTCATTGTTTTTATAGCAAAGCTCAAAGTTGAGCTTTGTATCAAACTCAGGAGGGCAAGCTTCTATGGTTCGCTCAATGTCACGAACCACGTTCTTCGGCAGCTTTCCAAATGCTTTTGCCACCATAAAAGAATCTGTAACCGGATCGTTGTTTGCCACAAAAATCAGTTCTCGGAAATCGATGCCGTTAACGATAGTTGGATAATTCATCAGTGCTCACCTTTTAGTGATGAACCTTGTCACACAGGATTCCGGCCCACAGAAAGGCACCGATAACCAAACCGGCATCCTCAAGGGTCATCCTGAAAGGTTCTGTGTTCATAAGTCGCGCGTGTGAAGCGCGTTTACTGCGGACATAAAAAAGCCCCGCATCGCGAGGCTCATTAAATTGACTTTGTGATTTGCAAAAAAATTATTTCAGGCATTGCGTCCTGATGTACTCCTGCAGGTAGTTAACCTGCGCGGTTATCTTGTCGATTCCACTTCGGAGACGGTAATAATTGAGTTCAGCATCTGCTGTAAGTCCTGGGCTTTCTCCATCGCCCATGCTGCTGGCTCCGGTCGTTGACTTTGCACAGGTGGCGGCGACTTGCAGGCGCTTACGCCCAGCAGAAACATCAGCACGGAGACTTTCGATAGTCGCGTTAGCATCAGCAAGCTCCTTTGTGTATCTGGCGTCGAGTTCAGCTACATCACGTTGACGCTTCTGCATATCAGAGATGATAGATGTGGCTTTATCGCGCTGGTCTTTGTAGGCGATGGCATTATCACGGTAATGATTGACCGCCCACGACAGGCAGACGATGATGCAGATAACCAGAGCGGAGATAATCGCGGTTACTCTGCTCATTGTTGCCCCCACAAACAGACTTCACGCTCAATCTCACGACGAGTCATCAGGCCTTTCCATTGCTTACCGCCAGCGTATGTCCAGCGACGTAGCTGGTCACATGCGCCTTTGATATCGCCCTGGTTTATTTTGCGAAGAAGCGTCGATGTTCTGAAATTGCCAGCACCCACGTTGTAGACGAACGAGTAAAGAGCGCCGCGCGTTGTTTCCGGTATATCAACTTTTATGTACGGGTTAATTTGTCTGGCGACCGTGGCAAGGTCTTTATTCAGGAGGGCTTTGCATTCTGCTTCGGTATACGTTTTACCGAGCATAATGTCTTTTCCGGTGTGTCCGTGACATACAGTCCATACACCAACGATATCTTTGTATGGTATGTAGCTGACACCTTCCAAACCATCGTTACCACTTGGTCCAGTGATTAACACAGATGCTATAGCAATAGCCCCGCCACTTATCGCCGCTATTACGCTATTTCGTAGTGCCGGTGACATTGCCATTCAATCTGTCCTCGCGCTCTTTGCGCTTGTAGTACCAGTTGATGCCAAATGTGCCGACAGTACAAAGAATACCAATGATGACAGCCCAGTCATTCAGGGAGAGAATGCCACCCATCGCAGTCAGTCCTCCGAAGCTGTAACTGAACCATTCTCTGATTTTGTCCATACGGTACATGCTCTACCCCTTCATTGAGGGGATTTGCTCTATTTAATTAGGAATAAGGTCGATTACTGATAGAACAAATCCAGGCTACTGTGTTTAGTAATCAGATTTGTTCGTGACCGATATGCACGGGCAAAACGGCAGGAGGTTGTTAGCGCAGCCTCTTGCCACCCGCTTTCACGAAGATCATGTGTAGAAGGCCGCAGCATAACTATCACTGATGAATTCAGGATAGCCAGTGGCTACGGCTCAGTTTGGGTTGTGCTGTTGCTGGGCGGCGATGACGCCTGTACGCATTTGGTGATCCGGTTCTGCTTCCGGCATTCGCTTAATTCAGCACAACGGAAAGAGCATTTATGGCTCGCATCGCGGGAAAAAGCCCACGGTAGAGAGTCGAACTCTACAAATACTCTTACCTGTTGTGCGCTCCGTTTCGTGGAGCTAACGGCGACGCTAGTACCGGTCTATGCGTCGCACCCTTGAGGGATTTACTAAGGCGACATGCCCGTTGTTACCCACTCAATTGGACCCTCCCCGTCGCCATCTGGGTCTAGTCAGGAATCGAACCTGCCGAGGGTACATTTGAATGGGTGCCCATTATTAATCACACCGGGCCAGTGCGCCGAATTTGGTAGCGGGGAGTCGGAAGACCCCGTGATTTTGGTTTCTTAGGCCGCCATCAACATCAAATCATCGTTTGCATTTATCTTTGTGGTCAGTTTCTAAAAACCCGCAAAGTCGACAACTCTGACGAAAACTATCGTTGTGCTGCCACAACGATAAGAGCACTCGGTGCATTTAAGCCAAGCCCCATAAGGGAGAATGCTCTTACCTGTTACACAGATATAAAAAATCCCGAAACCGTTATGCAGGCTCTAACTATTACCTGCGAACTGTTTCGGGATTGCATTTTACAGACCTCTCAGCCTGCGATGGTTGGAGTTCCAGACGATACGTCGAAGTGACCAACTAGGCGGAATCGGTAGTAAGCGCCGCCTCTTTTTATCTCACTACCACAACGAGCGAATTAACCCATCTATCCCATACTGGAGAATTCACCATGATATTTTATCCTGGCATTTTCCATTGCCTTTCTCGCCTCCTCGATATCGTCAAAACACCCTACATGAATCCTTTTACCATTGACCCTAATTCTTCCAACCCACTTGTTTGCAGCAGAATTAAAAGTCACCCCCTTCACACCAGATGAATTGTTTTTCCTCATCTTGCTGTTCCATGAGTTTTGAGTGTTAGTAACAACACGAAGATTGGCTATCCGGTTATCAGATCTATCACCATTAATATGGTCAATCACATCGGTTGGCCAATCATTGTAAACCATCAGCCATGCAATTCTATGGACATATAGCCGCATTCCATAAAGTTTTACCTGCAGATATCCATTTGTTTTATAGCCAACAACAGCGCCATAGATAAATCTAGATGACCGAGGTGGATTCTTCCATGTAAGAATTCCAGTATCTGGATTGTAATTAAAAAGTCTCAATGCATCTTCACGTTTTAACATAGGCGAACCACATAGATATTAGAGCCTGCTGACATAGAAATATCACCACGAGAGAAGTCGCCAAAAGCGATATTTCTCAGGCTCTATTCCTATGTGCTCTCGAGTTTATGATGCGCATGTCAGTGCGCTTAGAACTTAAAGATGAGGTGGGTAAAAACTGAAAGAATGTGAACGGATATAAATCTGCCATTCTTGGGTCAAATTTACCCAACTTTATTCAAAAAGTCAATATTATGCCGTTAATATGTTGCCATCCGTGGCAATCATGCAGCTAACGTGTGACCGCATTCAAAATGTTGTCTGCGATTGACTCTTCTTTGTGGCATTGCACCACCAGAGCATCATACAGCGGCTTAACAGTGCGTGACCAGGTGGGTTGAGTAAGGTTTGGGATTAGCATCGTTACAGCGCGATATGCGGCGCTTGCTGGCATTCTTGAATAGCCGACACCTTTGCATCTTCCGCACTCTTTCTCAACAACTCTCCCCCACTGCTCTGTTTTGGCTATATCAACCGCACGGCCTGTACCGTGGCAATCTCTGCATCTTGCGCCCGGCGTCGCGGCACTACGGCAATAATCCGCATAAGCGAATGTTGCGAGCACTTGCAGTACCTTTGCCTTAGTATTTCCTTCAAGCTTTGCCACGCCACGGTATTTCCCCGATACCTTGTGTGCAAATTGCATCAGATAGTTGATAGCCTTTTGTTTGTCATTCTGGCTGAGTTCATGCTTACCGCAGAATGCAGCCATTCCGAATCCGGCTTGTGATTGCGCCATCCCCATAGCAGCCATCACATCAGTACCGGAAAGAGAGTCAGAAGCCGTGGCCCGTGGTGAGTCGCTCATCATCGGGCTTTTTGGCGAATGAAATTTAGCTACGCTTTCGAGTCTCATCGTCTTCCCTTTTTGCCTGGCGTTACCATCAGGACGCCGTTAACTATTACGTGACGCTCGCCTTTGCTGTCTCGGTTGTACTTGAGCACTGTTCCTCTTGCGCAGGAAAGCATCCTCGCCACTTCGCTCTGATTGCCTCGTGTCTGGATAAGAAGCTCTGGTATCGTTTGAATTGTGGCGTTCATACGTTCTCCAGGTTCGGTGATTTTTATTCCAAGCCTTCCGCCTGGTACTTTCACACCACGAATTACGCGAATGTCATCGAATTGCTCGTCGTCTTCCGCAAATCCGGCGTGGATAAGGGAGTCGAGTAAACCTTTCAGGATGTTGTCGAGGTCGCGGCGGCGGGAGTCTGGAACGTCTGCAATGACTTTGATGCGGAGTCGTGATTTGGTGAAAATGTCTAACTTGAGTTGCCGGATTATTTGCTGTACGTCTTTTCGGTATTTCTGGCCTTTATCGCTTATGTAATATTGGCTTCCCCGTCTTCGCCAGTAGGTATTCAGCGACGGTGGGTACGGAAGTGTGAATCTGTATTCTGCCATTTATCCTCTCCCATGATTATGGTGATACCCCAATCGTGATTCCGCCAATTTTCTGGCATTAACGGCTAGAGATATGTCATCGTATAATCCAAGAAATATCTTTTTATTATCACTGTTTATATATGCGCCCCACTTTTTATTCTTCTTATAGTAGGCAACACCCATTACTCCAGAGCGATTATTAATAGGCTTTTTTCTGTTCCTTGAGTTCTGTTTATCATCTACAACGCGCAAATTGCATATTCTGTTATCGCTTTTAATTCCATTTATGTGGTCAATTTCCCCATCAGGTTCGCTTCCATAAAATGATATCCATGCGATTCTATGAGCTCGACAAACTTTTTTATTTACAGATATACGAACGTATCCTTTTTCATCTATAGAACCAGCAATCTTACCGGCATATGTTGAATTCCAGCACTCTCTTACACTTTCTCTTCTTTTGTATATAAACAAACCTGTTTCGCTATTATATTCATACAATTCATTGATTTCTTTTTGTGTTGGATATCTTTTACCGTTCATGGCTTAATCTTCCCCTCCTTCAGCAATACCGCCTGCGTCCTGATTACGCCTTCGAGGTGGTAAAGTCTGGCGTCTTTGTTGTCGAGGTTATGGGTGCGTCGGTCGATCTCCGCGTGGCAGTCACTACAAGCCCATGCGCCGATCAGGTCGTCAGGCTTCATTCCCGTTCCGCAAATTCCAGCCATCCGGTAATGTGCCAGAACTGTAGTTTCAGGATTGCCATTGCATACGCCGTAAATACGTACCTGGCATTCTCTGCCGCGCGCTTCTTTGCGTAGGTTAGCCATTATGGTTCACTCCAGTAATTCTCAATTGCAGCAGCCATTCTCTGCATCCACTCAGCCAGCTTTAACGCGGCTTCTCTTTCAGAACCACACTTAGGGAAATCCTTCATTTCCATGCTGGCCTTATATGTTCTGAATGCCAGGTCTCCGGTAATAATCAACTCCTGATCAAGCACCGAGCGTTTATTCCGGTGTTGAACGTAATAGACAGATTCAGTCCGCATTTCTTCTCTGTCTTTTTTGAAGGAAATAAGCTCAGAGAAATCACTCATCGTTTTCTTCCTCGTACATTGAACTATTCGGATCGCTCATCAGTTCTGCGCAGCAATCTGAGCACACGTGAACTTCCAGCACATGCAGCTTCTGACCGCAGTTAGCGCACGTTAAAGCCCGCTCGACGCTTTCTTGTTCGTAACTTCGATTTGGGTCAATCACCTTGTTTTCCTCGCACGTTCTCTAAGCCACCGGATATCCCACAGGTGAGCCGTGTAGTTGAAGGTTTTTACGTCAGATTCTTTTGGGATTGGCTTGCGTTTATTTCTGGAGCGTTTCGTTGGAAGGTATTTGCAGTTTTCGCAGATTATGTCGGTGATGCTTCGTCGCTGTCGTCTCATTCGTACCTCCTGTCGGTAAATCTGACACCCTGACCAATAGCCCATGCTGTCGTGTACTCAATCAGGCTTGCCATGCGCTTCACGCTCATCTGCGCGCTACTTTCGCGAATGTTGACGTATTCGCCTTCAAGCCCGGGCAAAACATCAGCTTCCTGCTTTGTTGCCACTGCATGACCGCTTATCAACAAAACCTTCCATTGTTCTGGTTTTAACCATTTGCCGCACCATTGAACCTGACTTGCGATATCCGCCAGCATCGCGTGAAATTTTGCGTTCTGGTCAAGGTTGCGCTTGTAGTCAGTAATGCGGATGGTAACTGGCTTGTCTTTATCGAGTGGTGTTGCGAGGATGGCGGTGATTGCGGCTTGCTGTTGTTGCTTACTCCTGAGGAAAATTGTCTGTTTCATGGAATTCCTCAATATGTGTAAAGGCTATATCCGTTTTTATTTGTCCTGGTGCCATAGCCATATAGGCTCCAGTCATCCTGTTTTCTCTCACCAAAAATATGCTTGCGGTATTCTTCCTGCTGGCGTCTCCATATTTCCATCATGTCTGGCTGGTTCTTTTCTCGCATTTTTCGAATCTGCTCAAGGATGAACTCTATTTGCTGCTGATTTGTCATGCTCACTCCTTTACTTTAAATCCAGACTCCGAATAATTCTGTTGCGCTGAAACTCATTGTTGAGTTTGGACAACCGTCGAAGAACACGGTCACGCGGATAGCGTCGTGCAGCAGGTGAATGCTCATACAACTCATCAATCGGCAAACTGGACGATGAACGATACCGATACCAACGCACCAACTCTTCACGAAAATTAGCCCTGACAAGCTCAGCTATCGTACTCATTTCTTAAAGCCTCCAATTCCCTCTCCCCCAAATAAAAAGGCCTGCGATTACCAGCAGGCCTGTTATTAGCTCAGTGATGTAGATGGTCATTTAATACTCCGTCACGTTTTCCTGTCGCCACGCCTCGTCATATTCCGATTTCGGCATATTGGCGATGTAGCTATATGGCGATCCTGATTCAAGTTGCAGGAACTGGTGCGATTGCTCGTCAAGGAACAACGGGACACCACCCTCCCAACCTTCGCCGTTACGTTGTTTTTCAAGCATCAAAACAGATGCCGGAGATGCCAGTAGCTGTTCGTCCTTCTCTGACATCTTTTCACCACTCTGAACTCTCTGTAACGCTCTCTCGCGAGCCTTGTTACGCCAGATGATGAAAAGGTTGTCTGTCAGGTCTGTTATCGCTCCAGAGCCTTTTACGTCCATTTTCCCGGTTGGTTTTTCTTCGCTGTCTCCTTTTCGCGAGTGAGTAACGAGAATGACGTGGGAGTTTGTTTTGTTTTTGAAGTCGCAAATCGAGTCAACAAACGCCTTCTGCCCGTTATAGTCATCGTCGCCTATGCCACATTTCATCAGGCTGTCGATGATGAATAACTGGATCCCGTATCGGCGGCGAGCGTAGTCGAATATTTCGATCAGCCTGTCGGCTTTCGCCGTTCCGGTCAGGCCAAACACCCAAAGTCTTTCGTCATAAAATTTAAATGCAGAGTCAATTTCCAGCACTGGCGGCATCTTGCAGCACGTCGCCTGACGGGTAAGTCGCTTAAGGAGAATGCCTGGCTTCAGCTCAAGTGACGCGATGCACGTCTTCACACCCTGACGCATTGCCTCAAGTGCCATATGCCCGACAACCTCCGTTTTTCCGTGACCGTTCACACCATTGACCAGCGTCAACTCTGCCTCACGGAACTGGAATTTATCTGCCAGAGATTCCCACGGTGGATTAAACAGATACTGCTGCTTGCCGTAGAAAGCGTTGATAGTGTCCTGGTAAAACTCTCGCGCACTGTAGAGTTCTTCAGGATCGAAGTAGGATGCCGTGCCGATGTACTGCCAGATTTCATCCTCGGTAACACCGTTCATCAGGCATTCGTTGATGTCTTTGTACGGCAGAGTAACAAGACGGCAACGATGTTCACCGAGTCGGCTTGCGATTTCCCTTGCGGCTTCACGACCAACATCATCAACATCCATCGAGATGAATATTTCCTCAAACCTGTCGAGGTTGTGATACTCAAACTCAATCCACTGTTGCTTAGCGCCTTTCCCGCCACCAAACGGCACGGATAACGCCGAGATGCCGTATTGCGCATAGCTCATACAATCAATTTCGCCTTCGCAAAGTACAACCGCCCTCACGCCAGCGTCCAGAGCCTGCCATCCGAACAGACAAGGTTCGCAATCACCTTCTGCCATAATGACTTTCTTCCCGTCCGGGCGCTCAGTGCTGATTCGCTTGACCTGCAACAACTCACCATCGCGTTTGTACGGAAGCACCAGAGCATCCAGTTCCCGCTCTCCATTCCACACCTTGCCGCTGACAACCTCGTAGCGCTTTACGATTTCTGGCGATATGCCACGCGATTGCAGGTACTCAAGATGGGATTCTGTTCTGGTAACGTAGCGGGAGATTTTCTTGCGATCAGGTCTGGAGAATTTCTTCTCACGTTTGGCATCGAAATGGTGATCGTCATCCTTGATACCGAGAAATGCTTTCGCTTCCTGCATAGCCTGATGCAGGTTAATTCCTCGACATGCCATCCACAAATCAAGCATGTCACCGCCGTCTCCCTCAGCGAAATCAGCCCATTTTTTCTTGCCGCTAAGGTTGACCTTAAGGCTGTTTCCCTTGTCACCGTTGACGTTACCGGCAACCCACTCATGCCCCTCTTTCTTGCCGTTTGGCAACAGGTGCGGAGCCACCCTGTCAACCTGCGCCCAAAGCAGGTCGCTGAGTTCACTTGGCCTCATGATTCCCTCAGATTGAGATTTTTAAACCAGAAATCGACAAACGAAATACTTAACCAGCCGTGGTTATAACCAGCGACCAGTAGCGATTTGATTTTTGATTTCATGGTTCACCTGTCGAAAAACACGTAGCCAGTTTTCGATACGGTGATTGCGGATGATGGTTTGGATTGTGGTTGAATGGTTTCTGGCTTTTCGTCGTTCCAGCGCTGACCGTTCAGGTAGCTCGATGGTAACAACCTGTCGAATCCGAACTGCTTACCATTCCTGCATGCGATGTCTTCTGCCAGCATCGTGGCAAACTCTCTTGCCGTACCCCTGGTAGTTTTACGCCATTCCCTGAACTGTGTTCTGAATGCCGAAGCTGCGTTTTTCTTCCCGGCTTTCCGCATGCCTGCACACCAGAATATTTCCTCGAATGCCTTGTCGGTTTCTTCGTGACGGTCAGATGATTTTTCACACTCCGTCCGAACACTTTCGGACATAGTGTTTTTATTATTTCTTTTTTCTTTTGTAATAGTTTCTTTTGTGTGTCCCTGTTTTGGTGACAGCGCTGTCACCGTTTTGGTGACACTTTTTGTCACCAATGCAGTGACATTATCACCAGAGTAGTGACACCCTTCGATTTGCCATTCTTCGATGTTCTTGTTAGGCCCGATTTGCTGGCCTTCGCGAAGGATAACCTTCATCGCGATAAGCTCATTCTTGGCCTTGTTTACCTTCTGTCTTGGCAGCCTGGTAATTTGAGCTAACTGACTATCAGAGATGCGATCCATCTTTTTACCGTAGCCGTATGTTTTACGGCATATGGCGTGGGCAACCTTGCTCTGATTTTTCGTTAAATCTGCGCCGATAAGCTCTTCATACAGGGCATTTGCAAGACGGGTATAACCATCTTCAACTTCTGCCACACGACGCTCCACAGGCCGTTGTGAAGGCCTTAAATGTGTTACGGTTGCAAGATTACTCATGACCTTTCTCCTTCTGCATCAGCTTCACTTTTTCCAACTCAGCCCGGAATCGACCAGGCTGCTTGAAGCTGGACAGGAAGCGATCACGTAGTATGTGTTTGTGAATTTTGTCCTGGTAAGGACTGAGTTGTTTTGTCATAATTACTCCCGTGGATTGATCCAGTAATTCCCTCAGAATTGCATATCAATTTGCTTAAAATCCTCGGTGGCGGCCGGGGATTTTTTCTTTGTGAGTCCATCAAGCGCATACTTAAAAGCCCTGCTAATCGGACTGATGTCTGATGCCATTCCGAAAGCACACAAGACCGAAGCAATAAATCTCCAGTCCGTTCTGCTTATCTTCGATTCATGACAGCCAATCATCTTTGCCAGACCGCGCTGGGTAAGCGTTGACAGGTTGATGAGTAAATCAGTTTCAGCGCGATCAATTTCTCGCTGTGTTGGCTTGCTGTAACTTGTTTGTGTCATTTCTTACTATCTCCATAGGTAAATAATTTGGGTTTTTATCGTGCACCATTGACAGTCATCCTTGACCACGCCGGGCACCCGACCGTATACCGGGCCGTTCGGTACTAAAAGTACATTTTTATTACATAACAAACTGCTGTTTACCGATACGGCGAATCTGTGCTGCTGAGTACTTGCCGCCTGATGCCTTGGCGATCTTATCCGCATATTCGGTTTCACCAGTGAACTCGGTACGCGGCAGAGAACCACGCTCAAGCCACTTATAGATGGCTTTTGGCGTAAGTCCACAAACATCAGCCACAACAGAAACTCGAACGGATTTGATAACTTCTCCAAACGTAACTTCGTTCATGCTTCTCTCCTGCGGTGAACTTATGGTTCATATTATGACGGAACTGATAGTACAGTCAATACCTAATATAGTTGAACTTATGGTTCAACAGAAAGAGCGTGAAACTTTCTCGCAGAGGCTTGCGCTGGCCTGTGATAAAGCGGGATTACCTTTGCATGGTAGGCAGGCTGATTTAGCTGTCAGGCTTAAGGTCACACCAAAAGCCATTAGTAAATGGTTCAACGGGGAGTCAATACCAAGAAAAGACAAGATGGAATCTCTGGCTTCGGTGCTGGGAACTACTGCTGCATATCTGCATGGCTATGCTGATGATGACGGTATCACGGTAAATCATCTATCAAGATCAAATGATTATTATCGTGTTGATGTATTGGATGTTCAGGCGAGCGCCGGGCCAGGAACCATGGTTTCCAATGAATTTATAGAAAAGATAAGAGCAATTGAATATACGACCGAGCAGGCAAGAATTTTATTTAATGGAAGGCCACAGGAAAGCGTAAAAGTCATCACGGTTCGCGGTGACAGCATGGAGGGAACCATCAATCCGGGAGATGAGATCTTTGTTGATGTATCCATAACCTGTTTTGATGGCGATGGCATTTATGTGTTTGTATACGGGAAAACAATGCACGTTAAGCGCCTGCAAATGCAAAAGAACAGGCTTGCCGTCATCTCTGACAATGCCGCTTATGATCGATGGTACATAGAAGAAGGTGAAGAAGAGCAACTTCACATTCTAGCCAAAGTCCTCATTAGGCAGTCAATCGATTACAAGCGATTCGGATAAAAATAAATTTCCTTAAAGTTCACTAACTTATGATGTAGTGAGCTTTTTATACCCATAAAATGTACTATTGGTACTTTACATTAATGAACTTTAAGTACATCATAAGCCCATAGACGAACGGCGCGTCTTTAAACCATGCGTCGGGAGCGCGGCGGGTTCAGGATGAACGGCAATGCTGCTCATTAGCGAGAAGGCTTTTTTGCTTTTAGTCACAAAAAGCAAAGCAGCTTTTTGATATAGAAGTCGTTCGAAAAAATAGAAGTATTTATTGCAAAGATTCAAACCCATTAGGAAACAAAATACATGCAGTCCAAAAAATAAAATTGTACAGTAAACTACCGTACGGTGCTTATTGGGTATGCTTATGGTGAAAAAGACTATTTATGTTAATCCTGACAGCGGACAAAACAGAAAAGTATCTGATAGAGGTCTTACATCTCGAGACAGGAGGAGAATAGCGAGATGGGAAAAAAGGATAGCATATGCATTAAAAAACGGTGTAACACCTGGATTTAATGCTATAGATGACGGTCCTGAATATAAGATTAATGAAGAACCAATGGACAAAGTTGACAAAGCATTAGCAACACCATTTCCTCGCGATGTCGAAAAAATTGAAGATGAAAAATATGAGGATGTAATGCACAGAGTTGTTAATCACGCTCACCAACGAAATCCAAATAAAAAATGGTCATAGCCCACTTCGGTGGGTTTTTTTGTTGTCTGAACAAACCTAATTTACTACCGCAAGCCACGCAGTGAAATGGGCGTGACTTGTGTTGGTCGCCAGAAAATGAAATTAGGCAGCAAACCACTTATTTGAGGTGATATATGGAAGAAGAATTTGAAGAGTTCGAAGAGCATCCGCAGGATGTGATGGAACAATACCAGGACTATCCGTATGACTACGACTATTGATAAGAATCAATGGTGTGGACAATTCAAACGATGCAATGGATGCAAGCTGCAATCGGAATGCATGGTTAAGCCTGAAGAAATGTTTCCTGTAATGGAAGATGGGAAATATGTCGATAAATGGGCAATACGAACGACGGCAATGATTGCCAGAGAACTTGGTAAACAGAATAACAAGGCTGCCTGATGGTAGCCTTTATTTTTGGCATAAACAACAGAATAAACACTGCACTGTGTATTCATTCCAACGAGTGAATACACGGAGCAATGTCGCTCGTAACTAAACAGGAGCCGACTTGTTCTGATTATTGGAAATCTTCTTTGCCCTCTAATGTGAGGGCAATTTTTTTGACGGAGGAATTATGGAAATTACAGATATTCTGGTTAATCCAGATAATTACGACCAATTCAATATCTCTACTCAATCAGTTGATTTGGGATGTGCAACTGTCAGCGCATGGCTACTTAATGGTAAACAGTTGGATAAATGCCTTGATGCACATATGACGGTTAACAACTTCCTTGCAGAAAAAACACACTGGCAAGATGCTGGAGGGAAATATGCTGGATGGCTTGAAAGCATGGGGTTTGAATATCAATCTGATGAAGGTTGGTGGAGCCTTATAGCTGTAACGCCTGAGACAATAGAATGCTTCGTTAAATACTCAAACGACGATGACTATAAAAACCAGGTAGATTCTGCGATAGAAAGATATAAAAGAAAATCATTCAGCCACGAAATATCATCAGTTCTTGATTTCATAGAAGTCTTCAAATAAGCCGCCAAGCGCGGCTTTACCGCATACCAATAACGCTTCACTCGAGGCGTTTTCGTTATGCAATCAAACAGAAGGAGCATCCTATGCAACAGTTCGCTATTGCAGGGGCGGCATCGGTTCGCCCTTTCAACCCGATTTTATCGGTACAGCATTCACGAAAAAATATTTTAACCGGAGCAGACTTTAAACAACCAAGAATGAAAAGTTTGCTCGAAAAGCTTTGGGATATTTTGAAACAACAAGGCCGTCCATGAGTTTTACCAATAACTGGTCAGACGAAGAATTCATTCGTCAGATGAAAGATTTAATCGGTAACGAAGGAGATATTCATGTCACTTGCAACCACAGTGAAGGAGAGCAAGTTACAGAGACGCATGTACACGCAGCAGGCGTTAATGTATCGCCAGAAGGGAGATCGTGAAGGTGTTCGCGTCTTTTTAAATGCGGCAAAGACCGAAGTATTAAATCAGCGTTATTTCCTTGGTCCATGTCCATTCTGAGAACAATCATATGAGCAAAGAATTTTACGCAAGACTGGCAGCTATTCAGGAAAATCTGAACGCGCCCAAGAATCAGTACAACTCATTCGGTAAATATAAATACAGAAGCTGCGAAGACATTCTTGAAGGCGTTAAGCCGTTACTGAATGGTCTGTTTTTATCAATCAGCGATGAAGTTGTGTTGATTGGTGATCGGTATTACGTGAAAGCCACGGCAACTATTACCGATGGCGAAAACAGTCATACGGCAACCGCTCTTGCACGAGAGGAAGAAAGCAAGAAAGGAATGGATTCTGCACAAGTTACGGGAGCTACAAGCTCTTATGCACGCAAGTATTGCCTCAATGGTTTGTTCGGCATTGATGATGCGAAAGATGCAGATACAGACGAGCATAAACATCAGCAGAACGCAGCAGCAAAGCAATCAAAACCATCACCTACACCTGAACAGGTTCTAAAAGCATTCACTGACGCAGCATTGCAGAAAAACACCGTAGAAGAGCTTAAACAGGCGTTCGCCAAAGCGTGGAAGATGCTCGAAGGCACACCGGAGCAGCACAAAGCGCAGGACGTTTACAACATCAGACGAGACGAATTAGAAGGAGCGGCTGCTTAATGGCACATTCGATTACTGTAAGACTAAACAAGCCCGCAAGAGAGTTTCAGGCCGGGGAAAATATCGGATTCAACATCCGTGCTGGCGTTCAGTATTACGATCGCCAGACAAAAAAGAAAGAATGGACAAACTACAGCGCCGTTGTATTTGCCAAGCCTGGAGCGCAAGCGGATTACTACCGTAGTGTTCTTGTTGAAGGTGGCATTGTGGAAATTACCGGAGAAAACATCAGGGTTGATGTTTATCAGGGGCAAAATGGTCAATCAATCACTCTTGAATTACTGAATGCAAAGATTGGATTTGCAACTTCAGGAAACAGCCAACAGCAACAAAGTAGCAATCATCAAAATCATCCTGAATACGACGATTCAATTCCCTTCTAAATTAGCAACATAAGGATTCCATTATGCCAGCGCCTCTGTATGGTGCGGATGACCCGCGCCGCTGTTCCGGCAATTCCGTATCGGAGGTGCTGGATAAATTCAGAAAAAACTACGATCGAATAATGTCTCTACAACAGGAAACGAAAGAGGAAAAGGAATTTCGCCACTGTATATGGCTTGCAGAGAAAGAAGAACGAGAGCGAATTTACCAGACATCAATCCGACCATTCCGCAAAGCCACATATACCCACTTCCCTGAATATATCGACCCGCGCCTGCGTAATTACCGCTCACGCTATGGCGCTATCAGTAATGACTGAGGAATTAACAATGAAAACAATGAAGCTAAACATCGACCTCGGAAAATACGTTATTACCGGAACCAAACACGATCTGATTCTTAGCGAAAGAGGAATTATCAAAGAAGGCGAGAATGCAGGGAAAGAAACACTAAGCCGTATCGGTTATTACAGCAAGTTTGAGCATCTGGTTAAAGAGTTATGCAACCGTGAAATTCTGTTATCTCAGGCACGGACGCTACAGGATATTCAGCAGCATATCGAAGCTTTAGGTATGTCACTTAGCATGGCTATTGACCAGTTCGTGGAGAGTAAATCATGAGAGGACTTGCATACAATCCCGGCATTCTTCCGGCAGAAATGATTATTCGCCAACGCGTAAAGCCAATGCCATCGAGAGAGGAATTGCTTAAGAGAAATAGTTTCGGTTCTGTTAATGACAACAAATATCTGAATGCGATGTGGCGCAAAGGAGGCAACCAGTGAGTGTAACGGTTGAAAAGATTGATGTGTTGTCATTCGTTATAACCGGTGCAGAGCGACTAGATCCGGTTCGAGTGATGATTGAAAACTACGAACCTGGTAAGGGAAGAATCACCATCACCTGCTACGGAAAAGCGTGGACTGCGGCTTGGTTTGCTATGGGCGGTGATGATGTGCAGACGTTCATTAAGCGGGTCAGCAACGAGTATCTAATCGGCTATTTCGACCCTCAACTGCGAAGCACGGTCGACGATGACAACGATGCAAATCTGCTTTTCGTGAAGTCAGAAATCATAAAATTACGAAGAGAGAGAGAAATCGACGCGGTACAGGCTCGCGAAATGTGGGACGAGGCGGAAAACGCCGATGACGTAAAAGAAAGCTGCTGTTGTTTCGGCGTCGGTAACAAACTGCTGAATCTCTTTGGTGATGATCCATGGTATGCCGACTGGCCAAAGGCACCAAACCCGAAATACCAGTATCTGGAACGCGTACTTAATGCAGTGAGAGACGGTCTTAAGCAAATAGAGAAGGTGGAACCATGACTGTATGTCTTATTGATAAACGTCGACGTGGGCAACAATACCATCTGTTGGAATGCCGAATCACACATGGTTTTGCGTACTTGATATCGATGGTATGGATGCGTTGGTTGAAACTCGTCATTACTGCGATACCGCAACAGCTACTCCGGCGAAAGCAAAGAAAATGGCTGCTCTGATAGAAAACTGGACTCCACCTGATGGTTGGTGCAATGGGAATGATCGAGATTGGCATGAAAAAATGAAGGGCTATATCTGCGATTTCTTACGTAAATGCAACGGCTTCAGGGTGATGTGATATGACCAAAATTAACTATCAGTCACTGCGTGAAGCGGCAGAAAAAGCAACGTGTGGTGAGTGGTCGCTCGAATATGGAGAAAGCCGATTTGATGGTGATGATGCGCTAATTCATCGTGAAGTTGCTGGATATATTCCTATTTGCAGAATTGAAGGAGCGCATCCTGAAAGCGGTTTCGATGAAGATTTCCAAATGGAACAGCAGGCCAATGCTGAATTCATCGCTGCAGCCAATCCGGCTACCGTGCTGGCACTGCTGGATGAACGGGAAAGAAACCAGCAATACATCAAACGCCGCGACCAGGAGAACGAGGAAATTGCGCTAGCGGTAGGGAAACTGCGTGTTGAGCTGGAAGCCGCAGAGAAGCGCAACGCAAAATTACAAAGCGAGAATGCATACATCCGCAACCGGTTCAAAGAACTGGACCTGTTAATCGGGAAAAACATTCTGGTCATGCAGGCTGCGATTATCGAATGGCAGGCAACTGGCGACGCTAAAAGCGGACTGGCATGGATTTATAACACACTGTTTGGCCCAGGCGAATTGCCGGACGAATCTGAGAAAGATGCTCAGGCCTACTTTAATCGCAAATATGCACCGATTGACGAAAAGCTTATGGAGCTTCACAAGTGGTTTTGGGAACAAAGTGAAGCCGAGCGCACTGCTGGTATTCGCATCAAAGGAGAGTGATATGAGCAGGAATACGGGTTTGTAAAAAATAACGCTTGTGAAAATGCTGAATTTCGCGTCGTCTTCACAGCGATGCCAGAGTCTGTAGTGTCAGATGATGACCGTACTCAAACATCGGGTTGAGTATTATCTTACTGTTTCTTTACATAAACATTGCTGATACCGTTTAGCTGAAACGACATACATTGCAAGGAGTTTATAAATGAGTATCAATGAGTTAGAGTCTGAGCAAAAAGATTGGGCGTTATCAATGTGGATTTGCCCCTATATT